TACGGACATAAAAAAGCCAGCCACTGGGGGAGGCTGGCAAACTCGTAGAGCAAAATGCTGTTACGCAAACTTCGTTACAGGGTCATCCTGCAATACAAAAAATACACAATATTTAGAAAACTAATAGTGCCATGTGCAATTTTTAAGATTTTGTTATTAATTGTGGTCGCACCTTCCTTTTTGTGTACTTTCCGTATAGCTCACAGGATTCTGGGTACAAAAAAACCCGCGCATCAGCGGGTTAAGCAGCGTGGCAATGTAACCACTCTTATCATGATATGCAGATTTTTACGATCGTAAACTATTTTTTCGCTGATAAAATACAGAGGTTCTCCCTCCCGGCAATTCACGCTCAACATACCGATCCATCTCAAGCCTCACTCCCAGCATCATCAGCATGCCTTCAACAATCCCCTCCGCTTTGTGAAGGCGTTTACCTATACAGGTGTCAGAGCACCCATGTTTCCGTGCCTGCGCCATGAACGTCTCCCCCAACACGTAATAATCAACCAGCAAGTCATGCAGATCGCTGTTGTTCCTGTTAAGGCGAGCCATACACCCGCATATAATCATCGCGTCATCGTCACAACACTGTGGACGTGATTTTACTTTTTCGGGGATCAGCCTCTTAAATCCGGCAGCAATGGGCGACCATGTAACATCCTCATAGTTATTTGCCGCCCATGCACCCCAGCGCTCAAGAACCTGCCGGATATCACGCATCAGTATCTTTACCCCATCCGCGATGAACCATAAGGACGCCATTGACGACGGCGTGCTTTTTCGCATCTTTATCATCAATGTATTTTCTGACTGTGGCACGATTGCAGTTCAGTATTCTGGCGACTTCTGTCTGATTTACCCTGGTGCAGATCAGTAATTCAGGTATCGTTTGAATTTTAGCATTCATCAAATGTTCTCCAGTTCGGTGATTTTTATCCCCACTCTACCGCCAGGCACTTTCACGCCGCGAATTACGCGAATGTCATCGAATTGCTCGTCGTCTTCCGCAAATCCGGCGTGGATAAGGGAGTCGAGTAAACCTTTCAGGATGTTGTCGAGGTCGCGGCGGCGGGAGTCTGGAACGTCTGCGATGACTTTGATACGGAGTCGTGATTTGGTGAAAATGTCTAACTTGAGTTGGCGGATGATTTGCTGAACGTCTTTTCGGTATTTCTGGCCTTTATCGCTGATGTAGTATTGGCTTCCCCGTCTTCGCCAGTAGGTGTTCAGCGACGGCGGATATGGAAGCACAAACTGATATTCGTTCATGGCTTAATCTTCCCCTCCTTCAGCAGTATCGCCTGCGTCCTGATCACGCCTTCGAGGTGGTAAAGTCTGGCGTCTTTGTTGTCGAGGTTATGGGTGCGTCGGTCGATTTCATCGTGACACGCGCTACAAGCCCATGCGCCGATCAGGTCGTCAGGCTTCATTCCCGTTCCGCAAATTCCAGCCATCCGGTAATGTGCCAGAACTGTAGTTTCAGGGTTTCCATTGCATACGCCGTAAATACGTACCTGGCATTCTCTGCCGCGCGCTTCTTTGCGTAGGTTAGCCATTAAGCAGCCTCCCCTGTTACTTTCAGCATTCCGTTATCTAGCAGCTTTCTTGTCAGCCACTGTTGACCACGCCCGGTGATTTTTGTGGTGAACGATATCTGTATTCCGTGATTTGTGTTGACCGCTGTTTCTTTCACTGTGAAATAGCCGCGATCCATATATTCCTGCATTGGCACATTGCGCCGGGCACCTGAAGCAATAAGGATTTTGTGATCGCGCATCCACGCAAACAGTTTGTTTGGACCAATACCAACAACCTTTGCAAAGTTTCCAATCAAAATTCCGCTGGCCTCGCCAACTCGATCGGCAAACTCAACTTTAGGTGCTGCGAGAGCAAGCTGTTTCTCCAGTTCAGCCTTCTGGTCTTCAAGGTCGGCCGCAAGGCGCAATGCCTCAGAAAAGGTTTGTGGTATTTTCGCGGTTGCCCCTTCGAGTTCTCGCCAGCGGTCAACAAGGCGAGCGGTGAATTCCGGCGACAACTGAGCGACGACAATAATGCTGTCTCGCTTACCTTGTTCGCCTTCGAATACATACACACGAAAACTTTGATTTAAGCCTAACCCATTGATTCTTCCACAATCCTCAATTTGAGGATGTCGGATAACACCATTTTTAGCCAGCATTTCGATAGTACGTTTCACATTGTCATGACGCTTACCTGTAAGCTCAGAGATTTCAATGCTGGTCATTTTGATGACGTTGCTATTTATCAGCTCGTTCATTGTCATGTCCTCTCATATTGAAAATTCACCAATAAAAAACCCAGCCGAAGCTGGGTTTGTTAAGTTGTCAATTGTCAGTAGCGATGCAGTGAAGGCGGCAACTCTTTGTTCTTAAGCCTTTCCCATGCCAGAAGGTTCGTCGGCCCGTCAGGCTCATAAATATCTATATCCCGCGTGTGATTAATTAAAACGCCCCTCGCCCTCCCGATGATATACGAGAACTCATAGCCGTAGTCGTGGCATATGCCGGAATAGCCAGACTGAATCAGTTTTAATGCGGGATACAACTCACGGAACAATGCCTGTGAGCGGTTGGCATAATCCCACAGCCATACAAGGCTGTCTGTTTCTTTTGCGGAAAGCCCGTTGAGCTTCTTCTCTTGTTTGCCGATTAACTCTCCTTCAAGCGGAACGCGAGCAGCAAGTGACAGAGCTTCGGTAAACTGCTCCTCACTGATTTCTTTGTACGAACATCCAAAATGGGATTTCAGTGACGACCACATGGTGATCATCGCCTTCGCCTGTTTTTCTTTTGGCAGAGACTGACCGCGACTCATGACGAGCTGTTTAATAGCTTCCTGCTGTTCAGTGGTGATTTTACCAGGCAACGCCTTTTTAGCTTTGCGCGGGTTAACCACATGGCCTTTAGTCCAGTATTCGTAGAGCACATCGTCACACTCTTCCTGATACTGGATTACCTTGTCGCGGATTTCAGGGCGGACTTTGTTAGGACTGATGCTGTTCAACCAAGCTGCCAATTTTCGTAAAGCCATACAAATCATGGCTTGCACCCCACCGGCAGAAGGTATGGTGATTTCCACCATACCCTTCGAGAAGCGTTGAGAAATCTTCTTATGTTGAGATTTCCAGTCTAGCCCCATTCCCTCAACGATAGGTTTCATTGGGGTGTACGGTTCGCCGTTGTGATTGACGACATAAAGCTCTGCGCCGTGAAATGGCACGTTGATAGTAGATACCGCTGTTGCTATACTTTTCATGTCAATATTTCCCGATCAGATTTGTTGATGTAGAAGCCTCGCCAGTTCCCGCTGTCGGGGCTTCGTTATTTTTAGAGAGCATTCCGCATTTTCTCCCGGTACTTCAACCACCAAGCAAGTCCCTGAACCAACACTGAGTTTTCTGACATCCCCTCTTCCTTAGCGATGCGTTTCACCTCCTCCTTAAAACGGTACGGATACCGAAGAGTTGTCTTCACTTCATTCTTTTCCATTGATTACTCCTTTTACGTAATGGCATTATGCCTTGAAAGCAATATGCCATCATTGAATATAAATAGCAATATGCCATCATTGTTTTTTTTGAGGTGATGCTATGGCTGAAAAGCAGGTTAAAGATTACGAAAAGTTTGTTGTGCGTTTCCCTGACGGGATGAGGGACGCGATTGCGGAGAGAGCCAAACGAAACGGGCGCTCTATGAACTCAGAGATTGTGCAAATCTTGGGTGAAGTCGTTTATGGCCTAAATAGTGATAACGACGATTTTGAGAAGATGTTCGAGTACGTAACCACTGAAACCCCATCTGACGAGGATGAGTGGAGAGTCAGAGACAAGATGCTCACTCAGTTGATTTTTGAGATAACAGCCAGGTTAGAAAAGGAAACATCGCGCCTTAAAGCATTGTTTAATATACGCTCCCCTGATGGTTTTTATGCTCATCCTATTCACAATGACAAAAAACCCACCTGACGGTGGGTTACTGTTACTTGTCTGAATCATCCAGTTCGTCTGTTTTCACATCCTCAAACCTTGGATGCAGGCGATTCATTTTTGCAATAAAATCTGAATAGTCGTTAGATAGCTTCATAATCGTAACGGTTGATGACAGATGCTCTCTTAATTTTTGATATCCAATATTTGGCGTCAGCCCCTGAAACAACTTTGTACCTTTTGAGGCCTTTACGTTCTGCTTTTTAAGCTCCTCAAGGATGTTTGGTGCCAATCTCTTGTAGACGATATCATTTGTCAAAACGCCAAAATACTGAGGCCGGAAGCGGGGATTTTCCGGCGGGTATTCTAAGCCCCTTAACCTGAAAAGCTCTTCATAATAATCAGCAGGAAATGTTGTAATATAAGGTTGAATTTCCTTTGCGACAAAGGCCTCGAGTATTTTGGCGAGCGCATCTTTTTCTCTATCTCGCTGGTACCCCGTCGCTTCATCAACAAGCGCTATTATTCCGACTTTAGCTAATGAGCGCACCAGAATTTCAGCTTTCTTGGCTGTCTCTAACTGGTTTGGCCTGGTGATAGCGCCTGCCTCTCTTGCCTTTAAATAAACATCGCAGACAAGAGGTATTATGGATGCGTCATAACCTTCCTGGACGGAGCCAGTAATCGTCTTGTATTTGACCTTATTGATCACATCCATAACATCTTGATTTATATATTTTTTAAGGTTTGCAGCATCCATAAAAGCGGGCATATTGATCACCCCCTCTTCTTGAGGTGCTCTACCCCCTCTTTGTGGTCGGCCAAATGCTTTAAAAACAGAAGCTTGTGATATGATACGCCGTCCATTTTCGAGAACCGCGACATCTAATTCCGCATCACCGATCTTTAACTTTCCCTCATTCGCAGATACGGGCAATAAAGCTTTTTCTTTTTTTGCGGCAACAGCCTTTCTTGAGGATTCTTTTCTTTGCTCTGCTGTCATTTTTGCCGCGCGTGCCTTACCGCCTTTGGCCTTCCCACTAACATCATCATTTTTCATGAGCATATCTCGTGTTGTGATTGATAAGTCAATCATACACATGCACGTTGTAACGTGCAATATTTAAATATGCACGTAAATTGCGAATCAGATAATGAGGAGACTTTCTCCCCCTTGCACTGACATCATGGTATTCTGCTCAAAACTAAATTTCTGGAGCGTTTCGTTGGAAGGTATTTGCAGTTTTCGCAGATGATGTCGGTGATGCTTCTTTGCTGTCGCCTCATGCCGCCCTTCTGACGCCCTGCCCGATCGCCATCAATGCCGCTTTGGATACGGTAGTAAACATCCATCGAGGACTGATGAACGGTCGCCAAATCAGCAGCATGGAACCTTTGCTGTTTCCCTTCTTCTCCAGCCCTGTCGATGGTTCGATAAAATTAATCCGTCCATCAGTGATAATGCGAACTTCGTCGACACTCTCCAGAGCCTTGCTGAACCATCCGACTGACATATCCTCTGGCACAAGCATAACTACCGTCTGTCGATGTTGTATGCACTGCTCAGCGGCTTTTTCCACCCACGGCCTGATATTGCTGTACGGTGGGTTATTCCAGATTGCACCGTGGCTTATCCACTCAGAATTTAGCGCGTCGTCGGCCTCAGTTAACCAGTGAGCGCACAGAGCATTTTTGTCGCTCGCTGCCGAATCCAGCCAGAATCCAAACTCAATATCCAGTGCATCAAAAAGCCAAAGCGGCGTTTGCCAGCAGTCCTTGTCGTGTGATGGCGTATTTGATTTGATAGTCATGCAGCTCTCCCTTTTCGTTGTGACCATTCATACTCTCGCCAGGAGTCATCACTCCACCGCACGTTGCGCTCTGAGCCGAACCAGAACATGATTTCGATAAGCTCAGTCATGCTGGCCTTCCGCATTTTGCTGGTACGCACGCCAAGCATGACAACGCCACCGTCGATACCAGGCACACTTCGTTGCTCCAGTTTTTTGGTCTTAAGCCACAGGGCAGTGAACAGGTCTTTCCAGTCTTCCGGCGCCAGCCGTTGACCATGCCATAGCACCTGACGCGAAACATCGTTCAGCATCGGCCACATGCGGTCATTCTGCGCTTTGCTGCGCTTGGGTTCTTTAACGTGGACTTCGTGGGGTGACTTGTCGTCGATGGGTAGTGAGAGAATGGCGTCTATGGCGTTATTTCTGATTGCTTCGTTGCGAAGCAGAAAGGTTTGCTTCATCTCCTGCTCTCCGGTTCCATTTTTCAGCCGCCGCAGCAACTGATGGTGCCCATGCCCCCCTGGCTTCACAGAGGTCACATTCTGCATAGCCCCACACATCAATATTTATTCCGGCCTCAACCCACAGACGAGCATTACCGCCGCAAAACGGACATTCTTTTAGCTTTGGCTGGGTTAATGATAGGTCGCTCATGCTCACTCCTTCACTTTAAATCCAGACTCCGGATAATTCTGTTGCGCTGAAACTCATTGTTGAGTTTGAACAACCGTCGAAGAACACGGTCACGCGGATAGCGTCGTGCGGCAGGTGAATGCTCATACAACTCATCAAGCGGCAAACTGGACGATGAACGATACCGATACCAACGCACCAACTCTTCACGAAAATTAGCCCTGACAAGCTCAGCTATCGTACTCATTTCTTAAAACCTCCTCAAACGCATTCTGACGCATTTTTCATTCTCGCTGCTATTGGCATGCCTTGCACGCGTTTACCTCACTACAGAGCGATTGTGATGCCTTAAAAGCGATTTATTGAAGTGATATTTGCTTAATCGAAATTCTTTTCTTTGATTCCTGCGGCCCTGATGGCTTTCATTACTGCAATTACCGTTTTGTCACGCCCATCCTCATAACCCATCGCATAAGCACCTTCTTCACCATCTTTCCAAAAGTCGTCATTCGATTCGGGCCAGTCGATATCCAGTTCAATAGCAGAGCGCGATGCCTGCCATATCACCCAGGCAAACTCTTTTAATTCATCGTCTCCCGTGAACTGGCTTTTGTCTTTTGACCACCAGTTTTCAAACTGTCGGTAGCTATCGTTCACTCCCCTCTCCCCCAAATAAAAAGGCCTGCGATTACCAGCAGGCCTGTTATTAGCTCAGTGATGTAGATGGTCATCTTTTAACTCCATATACCGCCAATACCCGTTTCATCGCTGCACTCTGGCGACACTCCTTAAAAATCAGGTTCGTGCTCACCTTTCCTTCCCGTTCTTCCCTGGTAGCAAACCGGTAATACACCGTTCGCCAGACCTTACCATCAATGACCAGGATTCCTGCCCGCGCCATTTTAGCCGCAGCCTGATTTATGCTGGTTACGGTTGCGCCTGTTACCGCGGAAACGTCCTGTGCACAGAAG